CCGTAAACTACGGAAAATTAGTATTTAAAACATTTGGCGAAGTTGTACGACTTCATTTTTTAACGGTTGTTAACGGCATTATGATAGGCATTAACAAAATAAAATCGGGATGGATTAAATTTCAAGAAGTCATGGGTATAGGCAATAGTAGTGCCAACCAAAAACGACTAGCCGAAATAGCAGCAGATACTGAAGCCAGAAAAAAAGCCATTATAGACCAAGCAAAAGTAGTTGTAAAAACGGGTTTAGCGGCTGCCCAAGAATATGGAAAAGCAGCAGGCTCACTAAAATGGAAAGCCAAAATTGAAACCGAAAACGAAGCTACAGGAATAGTAGACCCAACGACACCAGGGGTTTTTAATAAACCAACAGGAGGCGGTGCAAATACAGGTGGTAGCGCAGGTGGTAAAACCAATAAGGCTATTGCTACGGGAGGTACAAAACATAATTATATCACTATAAGCTTAGACTCGCTTATTGGTATTTTAAACATAAAAGGAAACGATTTTAAAGACAGTGCTAAACAAATGCAAGACCAAAGCGCAGACGCTTTGATTAGAACATTAGCACTCGCAACAAGCGCCAGCAGTTAAAATGAAATTAAACCAACAGGACATATTATATGCATCACTCTTAGGCAGTCAAGTGACTAAGAGTATTCCACGTTTTACAGCAGTTCAAAACCAACTGATGAAACATGTATTGCCGCCTATTAACTTTTTACCACTACAAAGTCAAAATGTTGCTGTTAAAGAAGTGTCTGGTGATGTTCGTGGTAATTTATGGCAAGCAGATGCACCAACACCTGAAGATGGTCAGTTTTTCCCATTGTCATTTGTTGCCGATGATGGTGTAAAATATTTACTCCCTTATGAACCTTTAGTTTCTATTATCGGAAAAAATACCATTGTACGTAGAAATGTGGCAAAGGCAAATGGTGTGATAGGCTCGGTAAAAGAGCGTTGGAATCAAGCAGATTATGAAATCACCATAACGGGTGCATTGGTTGGTTCAATAATAACAGGTTCGGTTGAAGATTGTTATCCTCGAGCCGATTTTGAACGTTTACGAGATTATATGACCACAGCACAAGCTTTAACGGTTTATTGTGAGCCTTTACAACTGTTAGGGATTAGTAAAATAGTAATAGAAGATTTTAGTTTCCCGTTTACAAAAGGAGAAAATGTACAGGCTTATGAGATTAAAGCCTATAGCGATTTTGCATATAATTTATTACTAGATATAAACGATTAATGTATTACGATGTAGATTGGTATATAGAATTTAACACAAACGGTAAGCGCACGCAGCTGGCTTTAATGGCAGAATGTGAAATTATTAGTAGTGTTGATAATTTAGCCGATATAGCCACTATTGTTTTGCCGGAATCTATTTTTAATACCGTTTTAAATTTTGAGGGTAAAGTAAAACGAGGTACTCAAGTGCTTATTAAAATGGGTTACGATGGTAATATTGAAACGGAGTTTATAGGCTATGTTAAGGATATTACCAATAATGATAATTCGTTAAAAATACTTTGTGAAGATGCTTTGTTTTTGTTTCGTGTTGGCATTCCAGATGTGGAGCTAAAACCTACTTCAACAACTAAAATCCTTGAATATTTAATTAAGAATATAGACCCTACTTATAATATTGTTTCAACATACAATATTAATTATGAAAAGTTTACAATACACCAAGCCACAGGCTACGATGTGTTGAAAAAAATTCAAAGTGAAACTAAAGCGAATATATTTTTTAACACCGAAACCCGAACTTTAAACATTCATCCTCCTTACACTTTTAAAGGTGGTGAGATATTCTATTCGATGCAAAAGAACATCGAAAATTCAAGTTTAGAGTTTAATAATAAACTTGATAGTAAAGTTGAAGTCACTATTGAAAGTATAGATGTAAAGGGCAAGGTAATAAGTGTAACATCTGGCACAACAGGAGGTAATAAAGTAACACTAAAGGTAGGTGCTATGGATATAGCATCGATGAAAAAAATAGCGAATGCCGAGGTATTAAAAAAAAGCGCAGCGGGTTATGAAGGTAGTTTTGATACATGGTTGATTCCGTTTGTAAAACCTACCTACTCTGCTCGCATTAAAGATGAAGATTACCCCGAAAAAACGGCATACTATTATATAAAATCGGTAACCACTCATCTTAGTGAAGGTGGTGGTAAACGAACCATAACACCGGGCATTAAGTTAAGTATATGAGTAAGCCTTCAGAAATAAAAAAGAAGATCCAGGAGATTGTTGACGTAAAACCAAATTTGCCGATTTATGGCGTGGTGAAAAGTGTAACAGCTGATTATTGCTCTGTTAAAATTAAAAGCGGATTGGTATTAACCGATGTAAAATTGAAAGCTACCATTGGCGGTGATAATTTTATTAAAATAATCCCGAAAATCGGGACAACTGTACTGTTATTAAGTCAAACAGGAGCTGTTGATAATTTAACGGTTATAAAGGTTGATGAAGTTGAGAAAGTTGAGTATAGTCAAAACGGACTAGAAATAATAGTTGATAGTACAGATGGAAAGGTTTCTATTAAAAACAATAGCAGCTCTTTGGTTGATGTATTAAGTGATTTGGTAACCACAATAAAAGGATTGAAGGTATTTACACCAGTAGGTCCGAGTGGCACACCATTACCAACAACTATTGCATCTTTAAATGCGTTTGAAGCCAAGTTTAAAACCCTTTTAAAATGAGTTTAGATAAATCAAACTTAAAAATAAATCTAAAGGTAGTCATGTTGGATATGATGGAACGTGAGAACATTTCCATTAACGAGTTTGTAAACCGTTTTGTGGACCATATTGATGATTATGTAAAAGGAGCGGATATAAATTACACCAATGGTTTAATAGCTCCTAGTACAGGAGGTTCGGTTACAGGAACATTTAACGGCACTTTAGAATAATGAGTAAAGGTATAGGCATACAGTTGGTTGATAATAATGATGCTGGTGTTATCATGGATTTAAAAATAGCTGTAAAACGTGATGCAGCTGGTAAAATAGTAAGTGGGTTAGTGATAAACACCACGCTTGAGCAAAATAAAGCTTTAATATTATTGGCACATCAAGGTGAAATTAAGTTTAAGCCAGACTTAGGTGTTGGTTTTGAGGATATATTATTGAGTAGTGACTATTTGGAATATCGCCACAAAATACGTGAGCACTTTGCAAAGGACGGTTTAAGAGTAACTAGAGTTGATTTTTACGAAAACGAACCATTTGATATACAGGCAGTTTATGATAGTTGAGCAGGGACAAAGTTTTTGGGACATGGTAATACAAGGCACAGGCGATATTGAAAACGCTTTTGCTAGAGCTTTATTAAATGGCGTTTCTGTAACCGATGATTTACCTATTGGTTACGAATTTAAAACTGGTGATGTTACTAATAAACGCATACAGGCTTTATTTAATCCCAAACATAAACCAGCCACTTTTGAGGCTTTTCCAAGCACAGGAGATTTAAGCCCTGTAAAAGGCGGCATTGGTTACATGCAAATTGAAGTTGATTTTATAGTAAGTTAAAATTATGAGTAGAACTAAAATAGATATAAAAGCCGGCATTACAACATCCTTTATGGGTAATGCTAATATTGCAACAGCTTACGGGTTTGATTTAAACGCTGTATTTTCTGATGAGTTTTCGTTAGTGAGTATTGAAAATTTCTTATTCGAGATTATTGCTTATGCCATTTTTGTGCATGAATTGGTTTTTGATAATCATAAAAAAGAAGTTGATGACGCACTTTATAATCAAAAATCTGGGCGATTGCCATGGTATAGGTATATGGCTTTGCAATTTCAATATGGCTTTGATTTAATAACCGACACCGATTTATTTGATAATACTGAATCTACACCTGAAGAAATTGAAACTTCAAAAATTATTAAATATGCCGCAGTAAGTGAAAGCGCAGACGAAAGCCGTGTGATTATAAAAATAGCCGGAGAGGTAGATGATGTACTTGCCCCAATAAACGTATTTCAGCGTGATGCATTTCAATCTTATCTAGACGAAATAAGGTATGCTGGAGTAAAGCTAACGGTTATTAATTATTTGCCCGATGAGTTGCATTTAAACTTACAAATCGAGCGTGACCCTTTAGTTTTATCCTCTGAAGGTATGAGTATTCAACACGGCAATTTTCCTGTAAATGATGCTATTGCAGATTACATGAAGCTATTGCCATTTGATGGTGAATTTGTGGTTTTCGATTTTTTAAAATATATAGAATCACATGCTGAAGGTGTGGTAACGCCAACAGCTATGAATATTGAATCGGCATTTATAGACCCACAAACAGATCAGTATGGCGACCCTGTTAGTATTCCCATTAAAACCATACCATTTAGCGGGTATTTTGAAGTTAAAAACTATAACAATATAACGTATGTGGTATAGTATCAATTTTTATAAGCTGTGTTTTAGTTTCCTAATGGTAAACTTACGTAAACCGTTGGAGTTGGCTTTTTATTATAGCGCTATACAGCCATTGGTAGCTTTACATTATGATTGGCAAGCCTACCGAGATACTAATCTATATAAATTGACCCACAATGGTCAAGTCTGTTATTTACGAGCGGCTTTAAATGATGCGTTTGATATCAGCGAACGTCGCATATATATAGATGGAACTGGTGGCGCTGCAAAAAAAACATTCATCTATACACCAGGAGAACAGCAGCCCAAATATTTAGGCAAGTTATGGTTACGTAATAGTTTAGAATTTGCCGATAATGGTGCAGATTTTTTAGTGTACGTCCCAAAAACAATCGCACAAACTTTAAATTTTGAGTTACGTGCATTAATAGATTTATATCGAGCAGGTGGCAAACGCTACTTAATAATAGAAATATGAACAAACAAAATTTTAATCAGTTAGGAGGTTTTCCTTTAGAGACTGACACGTTAAACTGGTTACAGGAAGCCTACAGTATTTTTAATGCTTTAGGCGAAGTAATAGGCAACCATGCTATAATATCTGGTTGCAATAAGGTTAGTAATAACACATCATCTGGTGTGGTATTTATTGATGGTGAGATTTACAAATTTGTAGGCGGTGTTACTCAAGCCAATGTGCGAATTTTAGAAACTAGCACGACAAAAGAATTTGAAAACGGTGAAACAAATCCTGTACATAGTTTACGCTATGTAACCTTTGCTAGTGGCGCAGGGTCTATTCCGTGGGCTAACTTTAAAAAACCAGATACATTACTTAGTTTAAGTAGTAGAATATTGCCCGCTAGAACAAACCCGCAGTTATACACAGGTGTTGTTGCAGATATTCCTAATGGTTGGCAGTTGTGTGATGGTACGAATGCGACACCCGATTTACGAGGTAAATTTTTAGTTGGTTTAGATCCAGGTAATGTGAGATTTAATGCTATTGGTAAAACAGGTGGTTCTGAAGATGCTGTTTTGGTACACCATAATCACAATTATAAAGACACTTATTTTTTATCTGACGGGACCAGCAATAATTATATAGACGGACGAGAAAATGCAGGTGCTGCTTATTATGGTACAGGTAGTGCCGATGAGAACAATAATTGGTTGTATTACAAAAACCGAGCTTCTGAAAATGAAGGTACAACTGCCGCTGGTAAAAACCTACCGCCATTCTACACTTTAGCATATATAATTTACACAGGAATTTAAAAAAAAAGCAATGGCAAAAACAACTAGAAATGAAATAAAGCTTTGGTTTTTAAAAAACCTATTTCCTACACAACAACAGTTTCACAACTTGTTTGATAGCTATTTTCATTTAGATGATGAAATTCCGCAGGAGAGTATAAAGGACCTAGCAGACAGTTTAACCGCTAAAGTAGATGTTCAATCATTACCATTTGTGGTGATAGATGGCTTTCAAGTGGTGAGAGCTGGAAAAGCCGATTTACTGAATTTTGAGGTAAACGATAAATTTGATGGTTGGGACGGTGATACACGAGTGGCTGGAAAAATAATACAACTACCGGTGGTTTTTCCTGCCGATTTATACGATAAAACAAAAGTTAAACTTGCACTAAAAAATAAAATATGATACAAATCATCTTGATAATAATACTGGCAGCTGCCGTTGTGTTTTTATACACTAAAATTAAGAATCTGGAGACCGAAAAATTAAAAATACATGAAAGTGACAACGGCACTTATTCACTTATTTACAAATCCAAAATAATATATACAGCAAAACCAAAAACAAAATGAAAAAAATAATTTTAATACTTACATTACTATTTACAATAACGGTAAGCGCACAAAAACAATTTGTTGATTATGTGGCGTATGCCAAATATACCACAGCGGAAAAGAATAATATTGATGTTAGCGATACAGCTTATGTATATGTTATTTTTGATTCTACACTTAATCGTTTTCAAAAAAATGCAGGGAGTGGCTGGCAAGACTATTATTCTAGTGGCGGTGGTGGTGGTATAAATTTCAGACCTGTTGTTTTAGTTAATTTTAATAAATTTTTATTATCTAAACACCCTAGTAATAATACTTCTGCAGGTATTGGCGTTATAGAGCCAGGTGATATAATACATGATGGGTGGTGGGGTGATGATGAATATTGGTATAAAGCTAAATTTATAGGAACTGACAAAAACAATAAAACAGATTGGCAAATACTAGACGCAATACATTACATACCAGGCGTTTAATAATTAAATATAAAAATTAACAAATGGCAAATTTAACAGACAGAATAGAAGCTCTAGAAAAAATTATAAACATTTAAAACAATTAAACGATGAAAAAAAG